AGCAGAACTCCAAGCATACGATGTGCAACTGATAGCAGAGCCGCCGATAGCATTCAGCGAGCGGTTGATAGGATCCGCGTCAGCGCGAGACACTCCGGAAAGTCCGTATGTCAGAATGCTCCATATCCTTCCCATTTGATACTTGCTCGGCAAAAACCAGTCTCCTTTGCGGAGTCCGTCTGCGTCATACTCAACTTCCGCGCAGTACTCGGCTGCCGGATAGATGAACTTCTCCGTTCCGTCATAAGCCGTGTACTTGCGTCCAGCAAGAGAGTATGTGTTCTTTTTGCCGTCACGGAACTCTTCCGCCATTGACGCGCGATTTGACGGATATTCCGCAGCAAACTCGTTATAGACATAGTTGACATAGTCTTCATCCGTTGGATTGCTCGGATCCACGCAATATGCGTTACGGATAGCCGCGCAGAATGCGTTTGTCTTGAACTCAGATTTCTTGACCGGAGCAACATCCTGAGAAATGTGAATAGGCACATCGGCAGTCGGAGTGCTTCCGTTTGTCGAATAGTATTCAACTCCCCTCTTGAGATTGATAATGCCCCAATAGAGAGAGCGTCCGCTTTTGCGATAAGAGTTGCTGTTTGCCTTCAGGAAAGAGTCAGTCAAAGAAGCAACTGTGAGTCCGGAGAAGTTTATGATATACTGATACCATGAAGCATACGGCTCAACTTGCACCTGGACTCCGTCAGCGAGCGCGATTGCATGATAGCGCAAACCGCTCTCGGAGAAATACGCATCAAACCAATCATTCAGGAGAGATGCGACAGTTCCGTAGTTAGTTGCCGTGTAAGTGAAAGCCGGATTGCTTGCAGCTTGCTGACTTGAGTAGAAAGTTATGTTCGTAGTGTGAGACTCTCCGTCAAGAGTCCAGCCAGTCACTTTCCAGTGATAGATGTCCGCCCACACTTTCGATGCGTTTGTCTTGTGAACGATGAGTGCCTGATTTCCCTGACGCGCTCCTACAACTCCGACAACAGTGTAGCCAGCCGGAAGAGAGCTGCCCTGATAGGTATCAAGCGCGATGTAGTGCTTGTTTCCGCTTGCGTCCACGCAGAGGATGTCTCCGACTTTCGGAACGCGAACGAGTACATTGTAATTTGCCATAATGTTTCAATTTTTATGAGTTAGCATTTTTCCAGTCTGCAACGGCTGAAGTGCCTTTTGCATAGTAGAGTCCAGCACTGGCGGCATCTTCGTTGATATACATCTGACCGATGAAAGCCGGAATGCCGAACTGATCTGGAATCGTGTCTGCTGACGGAACTCCGTGTCCGTGAAGAACGAGTCTCTTGCCGCACACATTGAAGCCTTCTTCGGCATCATAAGAGATTGCCTTGTGATGTCCGCCGTTGTCAATGAGAGCCTTGAGAGCAGTGATGTCTTCGAGAACAGCAGCGAGAGCATTGAGAGTGTTCTGATACGCGGCTTCCGCTCCGGATTTCGCAGTTTCTGCGCCGGACTTTGCAGTCACAGCATCAGCCTTCGCGCTCTCCGCTCCGGATTTCGCAGTTCCGGCAGCAACGGCTTCGGCATGAGCGTTTCCGACTTCTGCCTGAGCGAGCGGAATTGCGGCTTCCGCAGCCGCCTGAGCCGCCTGAGCGTCAGCAACGGCTTGCACTGCCGTAGCAATGTCAGCAACGAGCTGATCGAATTTCGCATTGATCTGACTCGGAGACGCATATTTCACGACTCCACTTGTTGAGTCCTGGATGAGAATCTTGTCATTGCCTTTCACTTCGTCAATGCGCTCGAAGTCTGCGGCAAATTTTTTTCCTTGTGACATAATTATAGAGTTTTTGATTGTTAGTCTCCGATAGCAATGAACTTCTTCTTTCGCGGATTCGAGCCGTGAGCGGCTTTCGCTCGGACGGCTTCCACGCAGTGCCAAAACTTCATCGCGTGAGCAAGATAGTCTTCCGCAATGCGCCGCGCATCAGCAGAGATAGCAGCTATGTTCCGAGCATCTGCCGGATTGCTGTCATCTCCGAGCTTCTGCACGATGCCGAACGGAGTGACTTGAGTAGCATGATTGCGGACGAAGCGAGCATAAGCGAAGTATGCAAGAGCTTTCTTGATACCTTCAAACCGATGCCGCACTCCGCAAGCGTCTTTGTAGTAGCCGCCGTTCAGGAGCTTGAACTCGTTGTTCGGCAAGTCTCCTTCGGCTTCGATGTAGATTTCTCCGCCGTCATTGTCCAGGAGCTGAGTCTGCGCGTCATCAAGCACGATTGTGCCGATGTTCGTCAGCTTCTCATACAAGTCAGCTCCGATGACTGGCTCAAGATCGAGAAGTTCCGCTTCTCTGATGTAGATGTTGACTCTTTCTTCGTCAACATTTCCGGCAATCTGCCTGACTGCTCGGATGTCATTGATGTCAATTATCATTGCGTGTTCCTTCTATGAGTTGCTGAATTTCATCATCGTCAAGTCCATAGACAACGGAAAGAATGACGGACTTTGCACGCTCGCTCTTTGCCGTGTCAGAGATGATTGCCAGCACGGACTCAAGATTTGCTCCGAGCCGTTCGGCAAGCGTCTGATTCACGCGATAGAAAAGCGGCAAGATGTCGAAGTCCTTCTCCACATTGATTGTCTGATCGTGCCACAAGTCAAAGACGCGCTTGAACTGAGCGGAAAGGACGATGCGCTCCGGCTCAGTGATTGAGTTGTAGAAGTCGTATGCGTTCTTCATCAGATCCGCTCCGAAGTTCGCGCCTACATCCTCTGCTCGCAGAATCGGCGGCTGCGTGAATGCGCGTCCGATGATTCCAGGAGTCTTGTCTTCCGCATTCGTGAAGTCCTTGTCGAAGTTCTTTGTGTCGAACGGCACGAACTCCGGCTTCTCTTCGCCGTTTTGCAGATTGATGTAGAGTAGCTTGCCAGCCTTCATGTCTCCTTGAAACTCTCTGATCTCATTCTTCAACTCTTCTTCCTGATCATCGGAGTTTGAGTTGTTGTTGTGATCTATAATCATTCCGGACGGCAAGAAGTTGTGACGGACATTGCGATGCGTGATGTTGGACAAGCCTTCTTCATTGCTCATGTCAGTCACGGCTGCTTCATATATCGGATTTGGATATACTCTTTCTCCGGCATTCGAGTAGTAGAGAATCTGCCCCTTGTAGCCGTTCCAGCCGCCAGCTTCCGCGACTTCCTTCTCTATCACTTCCGGATCCGGATTGAAGAAGTGAAGAAACTCAATGTCTTTGTTGCGGAATTGACGGAGTTTCGTGAAGCGTCTGCCCCAGTCCGGATGAATCGCAAGACGATTGAACTTGAAGTTCTCATCCAGCTCTTCAAAGCGGATCCACTCGAACGGAATGTGCGATGCGGACACAATCTCATAGAGAGCATTGTAGTTCACATGTATCGCGAATCCGCCGAAGTGAGCATAATCATCGGAAACGGCTTTCAGCAGAGAGTCCACTGTCGTGCCTTTGCTGTCAGTCTTCGCCTTGTAGAAGTCAGCATCGCGGAAGCCGCGTCCGGCAATGAACTTCGAGTATATCTCGCAGCAACTCTTGCCAGTCACGGACGCTTCGACTATCTCTATGAGTCTCTGCGGCTGATCGTTCCGTTCGCCGTATGCCTGGATGTGCAAGCCGCGATTGTTGAACGAATCAACTCTCTTTTCAGTTGTAAGTCGTGATGCTTTCATATTCTTGTTGTTAATAAAAAATCGGCTGCTCGATCTCTCAAGCAACCGACTGAATTTCGTTTCGGCAGCTTGTGCCTGAGCGTCTTGCTTACTTCGCTGCTCTTACTGCCTTTCTCTTCGGAGCTGGCTTTGTGTCCGGATTCTCCGGCTCTTTCTGCTCCGCTTTCGGCTGAGCAGTCGGAATGCCGAGAAGATTCCGGATGTATGCCTGACTCTGCTCTTCCCAGTCTGCCGGATATTTGCTGAAGAACTTGATATATCCAGGATTCGTTCCGAGATGATAGAGTGCGAGTTCGTCCGTGAGATTGTGATGGGTGCAGAGCTTCGTATTGTCATCCTTGCGGACATCACGGAGCAGCGCACCAGCCTTGAGATCGAATTGTCTTGATGTTTGCATGTTGAGCTTTTCGTTAGGTGTGAGAAATATCAGTGCATACGCATCGCACCAGCAGTCTCCGCAGTTCTTGTTCAGAGCCGAGTGAAACGAGTTCACATAGAGCTTTTCCGTTGCGTTGCGAAAGTCCGCGTCAGTCCGTGCCATGTTGCGGACTTCGGACTGACTCAGACCTTTGTAGCGTGACTTGTATTCTTCGACAGTCATAGTGGCTCAACTAAGATGCGTTCTCTAACTGAAGAAGTGCTTCGATAGCAGTCTTCGTTGCTGCGAGAGAAGTGGAGTAGAACGACTTCGGCAGTTCGCTTTCGCGAGCGTTGTCATCACTTCCGAGATTGAAAGTGTAGAGAACTCCGTCTCCGTCAGTGGAAGCAGACTGGAGATCAGTCATGACAAGTCCATTCTCAAGTCCATAGACTTCGTACTTCGTCTCGTCATTCTGCGAATCGGCATTCAGGACAATAGCGACAACTTTGCCGTTTGCGAGCTTGTTGAGTTCGCCTTTTGCATTCTGAGTCTTGTTGAAGACGCGGCAGACGATGCCGTGAACGAAAGAGTTGAGATATGTGCCTTTGTTGAAAGTAACAGTTGCTTCAAAAGCGTTCTTCGCGGAAGAATACTTGTAGCCGTACTTGCCGTCCGCAAGAGTTATCGCAGTGATGACTCCGCCGGACTCAGTGACGGACTCAATGTCAGCCTTGTTGATGAGGATGATCTCCGGCTCAATGGCGGCAATGGAGTTCGCGCACTGCGCGAGAACGAGAGTTTTTGAAATTTTAGCGCAATCCATAATTTTTCTTGATTTTTAAGAAGCGCAGTAGCAGACTTCTCCACTGCTGCGCTTCGGTTGATGATATTGGAGAGAAACGAGGATTAGAGACCTACAACGATGCGTCCGGAGTTCAGGAGCTTTGCATCGAACTTGTCCTTGAGCAGAACATAGTTCTTGCGATCCCTCTTGTCGTAGAAGATGTCGAACTCGCCGAATGCTTCCTCTGAAGGAGTTCCGATTGCAAGGTTTGCCTGCTCAACGAGAACCGCGCGGTGAGGTTTGTAGAAGGTAGTGCCGAGATCGTTGTACGACTGATTCATGTTATCCCAGATCGGCATAGGAATGACGGGAACTCCCAAGAAGCTGAGTGACTGAATGCCGTCAACGAGATTCTTGTAAGTGCTTTCGATGCCCTTGCCAGTGAGATACTGCTGATAGCCGTCAGCAATGGACTGAGTTACCAGGAAGCGCATCTTGCCTTTGCCGCGCATCTCAATAGGAGCAGCGTAGTACATTGCGCTCAGCAGAGCGTATGCTGCGTTTGCATCCATAGCAGAGAGCTGCTCTTCTTTGGTAGTCTTCGCGTTCGCTGCGATAGCAACGCTCTTTGCGCCGCCAGCAACAGCAGCGAAGAGCTGCTTCCAAAGTCCGTTGATGATGTCGAAGTAGCCAGCGTCAACTCCGCTTGTGATGATGCCGCCGTCATTGACTGCGATAGTGTGAACAGTATCCTTAGAGTAGTACACTTTGCCAGCAACAGCGTTGCCAGTGGCAGCAGTGCCGTCAAGATAAACAATAGTGCCGTCAGCGAGAGCGCAACGAACTGCTCCGG